AGCGGAGCAAAGAACGATATACCTGAACTGATTGGATCAGTGATATATCTCTCTAGTATTGAATCTGGTAATGTTTTACCTAATTTGGTACTTATCATATTACTATTTTTTACCCAAAAGTAATATTTGGCTATCAATGCTCCAGTCGTATCCAATCCGTATTCAACTGCATATTTTGTAAGATCGTATGGAGTTCCTTCACCGACATAGAATGCAGGAGTTGTTGTACTCTCTACCCAAGTATATACTGCTATATAACTACCTGGGAAAGGTTTTCCCCAATACTTACTATTATAAACGATATCGTCCTGATGATAATTTACAAAACGTAATCTACTCGTATCTAACCACATCTTACCAACATGAGGTGATCCCCAACATATATTAGTGTTAGCTGTAGTATTTGCGTATCCGGCAGGATCATATGATGAAATATAATCTAAATTATCTCTCACTGAGCCTAATAATTTACCTTGAATTGGATCAATAAAATCTAGGTTAGTTATCGTTATATTAGTTCTATTATCATATAACTGTATATTCTCTAGTTTCTCTATATTGACCACCGGGGTTGATTTTCTGAATGGTGCCCAGTTTGCCATAAATTGAGAGTTCTTATAAACTACTACCCCGCCATTATCTGTGCCGGGCAAGAAATCAGGAATACCAATAACTACTTGATAGTTATTAAATGTAATTACTGATCCAAAATTTGGCTGTGAGCCAAAGTCAGCTCGGCAATCAGTTATGTTTTGTGAGAATACATATGCACCAATATCATTTATTGACTCATTATGTTTTGGCAAATAGTCATACATATATACTGCACCTGCATTCTTATACTCATCAATAAACTGTGTGAAATCGTTATCGAACATTAATGTATGATCCGGGTTTAAAGGATCAAGTGGGTCAAACGTAGTTTTCATTCGGCGAATAGCAGTAGGGGCACTAATAACGAAACTATTAAATTCGTTGAACTTAACCTTATATCCAAATTGACTTCTCATCTCCGAATGAATATCTTTGATTGTTTGCGTTTTAACGTAAGGGGTAATCCCTAATCTACGAATGATACTAGGATCTGTTGCACTTATTACCAGCTTGTCGTTAACTGTACCTAATACTTGTTTACGTAAGGATATAATTAGTTTACCGTTATTATCAGTAGCTGTAATATTATTAATACTTGCTGTGTTGATCTGCTCTGCAATGGTTGAGGCATCTCCTGATATAGTAACTGGGAAACCGTTTAATAGTATTGTATACGGTGCACCTAACGTAATCTCTGCATTACCATGTAGTATACCAAATGACATACCTTCATTTGTATATCTTACTACCATTCCTTCACGATGTGCCTCATCTGTATAATGAGGGGCACTAACAATTACTTCGCTTCCGTATACATTACAATCCAACGATGTGCCAAAGTGCGAATCACTCTTCATATCTGATAGAGAATCATAATAGTTAAGTACTTGCGTATTTACGAAATAATCTCCGGATATTGATATAATATCACCAGCAAGTGTTGGTTTAATTAATGTCATAACCAGATTATATATACCAGAATCTACCTGTGTTTCAGTAGCCGTTATAGTAAAATCAGTAGTCTCTAATAAACGAACCCCATCCATATGTACCATTGGTGCGGTCGGGGATGCATTATCACTAGTCCAAATCAATCTATAATCAATTGGTACATATCTAAAGCTGTTATAAATCTGTTCAATATTATGTATTAATCTGTCAAATACATAAGTATATCCAACATTAGTTACTTGTGAACTATATTTTTGATTTGGAACTCCTACAAATATCTTACTACCATCATAGTTAGTAGTCAAACTATATAAGAGATTTACCCCGCTATCTATTTCTGATACAGTAACTATATTCTTGCACGGGACATAGTTAGTTACTGCATAATAAATTGTTGTACCAAATGCCTGTTCCGTATCTATTGTTTGTTCTAATGATATTACTGACATCCCAATATCAGGATCGTATTTTGTAGTAACAATACTGTAAATTGTAGTAGAAGTACCTAAACTTATTGTTCTTCCGTTTCCAAAGGCATCACCAACCGGGCCAGTAATGAATAGCTGATTATCACCCTTTTCTACAGTTTCCGAAGTAGTATATCCAGTACTGGTATATGTTATTCTATCAGCCAATCTAAATGCAGAAATATTAGTATTACCTATACCTGCTGCATAAATCCAATTTTTATCACCGGATACTACAATACGATCACCAATACGAGCCCCGCTAGTTAACTCTTGAACCAATACTAATTCTGTAATAAGGCGAGTACTTACTACTTTATAAACGTAGATAGTAGATTGATCAGGGATACTACTTGGCTTAGTAATTAAGACTAGATTATTAACTGCAACCATTGCAGTACCGTAATTAATGCCGTTATCCAAAATGCCATACAATACATAAATTTTAAGTGTTTCATTGTATAGGTAATGGTATACTTTACCTGCGTCAGGATCACTTATTAAGAATCCAAACTCAGGTATATAAAGAACTGCTGCACCAAATCTGATAGTATCAATTGGTTTATCCATTGCACTAATAAAATCATACTCGTAACGCTGTTCTTTTTGATAGACTGCCCAATCCCCGTCTTTATCAATATCTGCCCATATTTTCTCACTGCTAAATTCATTAGCTAATGTTGGCAAGTTTGATACATCTGCTGGGCTTGTTACTCTACGTGGAATAAACTTAACAGCAATGCCTGAACCGGTAACCGTTAATCTCGTAGTATTAATTACCTTTTCTACAGTCACTGTGGTAGAATTAACAACGTTATGTACTGTATAGTACCCGTCAATATCTGTACTAAAGTTAATGATTGCAAAAATATCAGCATAAGTTGGAGTACAAATCAAACCATGAGGTCTATTGAATTGTATGGTAATATAACCATTTAGAGTATTAGAGCAAGACACCGCCATAACACTCTCATTAGTCTCTGCACCTAACAATACCGGAGAATAAACTCCCCATGTTCCCTTATGATTTGCTAACCATACATATTGATGTTGGAATATCTCATTCACATTGTATTTGGCATTTGGTAATCCACTATAGTTGTAGGCATATGCTCTAATATCGTTAAAGTTAACATAGCCTGCATCAGGTAGATTATAATCTTTTATACCATCGACAGTAGGAAATAACATTACAGTATTACCTATTTGGCCGTAATTTGTTAAGTTAGTTAGAGGAACTTCCTGTTCAACCCCAACTTCACCTTGATCTATTGTTAATCCAACAATACTTGGATTGCCGGATAAAGAAGCTTCATTCAATACGAATTCAACAAAGTTCTTATTAGTCACGCCACCAAACTCACTACTCTTTATAGCCCAATTCTCATAGATATCGTAATCAAGTTGACCACTAGGAACAGCAATACCCTTAAGGTTATTTGCTACATTAGTTGTTCCCATATTTTTAACCATATTTTGAAATACATTAACCTGAGTAGTATCATCTAGGTTAGCTGTAGCCAAATAGTCTCGTGGTCTATATCCTATTAATGAGAAGCCTAATAGATTTGCATCACTTTCAAGGTTAGTAGTATGTGTATCGTAATATAAGGTACTTTCAAATGCTCTAGCAGTTGGGTTAGGTAATAATCCCTTTTGTATTGTTCCGTAATCAGTTTTTACCCAATCTTCATTACTATTAAATACACTTCCGGGCTGTGCGACACGTATACTAGTCCAATAACTATTCTTGTATTTTACTATTACACCCTTTGTATATTTTACGTTTGGTTCCCATTCTGTTACGTTATCTTGATTTAATATGAAACCCTGAGCATCTAAGAAACCATTCCAATCTGCGGTTTTTGTACCTTTAACTAATATACGTTGTTGACGTAAGCCAGTAATTAAGTTATAGATCATGTCATTAAACACGGTTCTATTATCAAATACCACAACATGTTCTAAATTACTAATGTTACCGGTAAAGTAGCTAAATGTATCAGTGTTTACTTTTGTACTAATAGAAAACGCAGTACCGTCTCTTTCAATTAGCATATCTTTTGTTTGTATTGGCATCAAGTTTTGATTCAATACAAAGTTTTGATTATGTAATGTTAGTGGCTGTACTACATAGCTATCTTTGTTGATCTTTAATGTTGTTGCATTTGGATTAACGTTAATTGTACTGCCAACTTCCCAACCAGATTGTACCCAATATAATACCTCAAGTACCATTTGTCCCCAATCTGCGGTAACATTGTTTTCAATGTTATCGAATATCATTCCAACAGAGGTTAGATATCTACCGTAATTAACGATAAACTCGCATAGAGCCTGAACAGATTTATATACGTTACTATACGGTATAACTTGTATGGTATCAGTGTAATCTTTAGAAACGGTTACAGTTGCTGCACCTAATGCAAACTTAGTATAGTTGCCATTAAGTTTTGGTGTTAATGTTTTAAAGTATGTTTTGTTCTGAGAATTACCAAATACTTTATAGCCATCCGAGGTCTTTTGTATAATGATTGAACTATATGCAATAGTATCAATTGGCTGGTTATCATATAATAATACAGCATAGCTTTCATCTGGGATTAGCAATGAACTATTTCTACTGTTAGGTGTACCTTTTTCAATATAAAACTTTAATAAGTCCTTATCACTAAATCCAGCAAGTCTATATGTTAAGCGAACATCTAAGTTGGTTAATAATGTAGACATATTAGAATGACCATCAATACCAAACTGTTTGATATAATCTACGATCCAGTTCACATAACTATCAACCGGTTCTCCGGTACCATATATAGTTAGATTGGATAAGGGTGAGCGATATCTAGCATTTTGTAGATATTGATTAAACTCGCTATTATATTCATATTGGTCTACATCAATTCCTAAACCAAAGAATTTTGCAGGTTTAGTTAATATCGCTAAACGCATTAAATCAAACGGCCATGTACTGCTCTTTAGATAGGCATATTCTGCCGGACTTCCATCACCTACTTTCCATTCACGTTGTCCAAATGATTGTGGCTCATATCCGCTTATTATAGATACTAATGGGTCAACTAATTTGCCATACGTATCTATTGGTAATACTTTTAATAAGTCCGGACGAATTCTAGATGTAATAACTTTAGGATCTCCGTTATTCCAATCATATCCTCTTGCTAATTCATCCCATAGTAATGTATTATCACTTGTATATGGTGCTACACCATATCTAGTATCCCACCATGTTGGTTTGCTAGTATGACCTAACATCTCCCACGGTGTTTGATCCGGTGTCACTGTATCATAATACCATAGATATAAGCCTCTCCAATTGGCTTGATTAACCGGTACATTACCTAATTTAGTTGTACTTTTGCTATAGTTATATGTCCAGGCATTACCAATAACATAATATTGGTTCTTATAATCGATTCTGTTTTGTCCAACCCAATTCAAAAATCCAACAGAATACATCTGTTGAATCTGATCGTATTCATAATCTGTGGTTCTGAATTGACCCGGCATTATATCATCTTGTGTTATAGGTATAACATTAGATAATTTGATATTATTGTAAATTCGTTGTTCAAACTCTAATAGACCGCGGTCTCTAAAGTCTTGTAGATAACCATCGATATATTCTCCATACAGTTTAGTAAGAGAACCGTCATGTCCTTTTATATAATATGTTGGAGTTATTCCGCTAGTATGTTGTATTACTTCTGGTGCAAATGCTGGATATAACCCAAGTTTAGTAGGAGTCGAAGGTATATAGCTACCATACGTCTGATTATATTCCTTAATAGTAATAATATCATTGGGCAATAGATCAGTATATAAAGTTACCTTTGGCTCAACACTACTTACGGAGTAATCAATTTCACGTGTTAGTTGGGTAACTTTAGCAACACCATTAACTACTCTGGTTAGATAAAGAAGCACACCATAATAGTTTGCAGTTGAGAAATCATATATTCTAGTTAAAGGGTATGATGTAGTGTCGATAAAGTTTACAAACTTATAGCTGTTTAGCGCATATGAGCTTTTGGAAGGTAACATATCAGTCCAAAAGAATGCCCCATTATCATTTTTTGTATTTGATATCTGTTCTAACGCATTATCTAGGATCGCATCATTAGTATAATATGTGTTGAAATCTGTTCTATTGATCGTATCGATTAATAATGATTTAAATCGTATATATTCAGTTGCGTTAAATGCAAGCGCATTGAATATGTTATACTCGTTACTTCTTAAAAATGCACCAGCAGCAATCATACTGGCACTACTTTGAATGATCTTATTACCGTAGGGTACTAAATTGCCTGAATCTCTAAAATTGTTAGACCCATACGGATTACCTATCAATGATGGATTATTAGTAAAGATACTACGATAATGATTACGTATATCACCTAAATTAATTTCTTCGACTGGGGTGTTGAATGGATTATTTTCTAAGTTACTTGGTATCTTATAATATGCAACCTTACTAACTTGTATACTATCTACTAAAATTTGAACTGATGTGTTTGCTACCGGAGTATTTACTAAGGTCACTGATGTAGTAGCATCTGCGATAGTTACAGTATATTCGGAGGAAGTTAATTCCATACTATCAACATAAACCTGTACAGTTGGCCATGCAGATTCTTTTTTAGTCTTTGCTGCTATATCGCATGTAAATATTGGATCACCGGATACGTATCGTAGATCAAATACTTGATACTGAATACTTTCGCCAATTGCGGTTTCCCAACCAATCTTTCTGATATAATTATATCTATCCTGATATTGATGAACATATCCGATATTAACCTTCTCAGTAAGAGAATCATAACCTTGGGTATAATTAAACGTATTGTCATTAAGTGATACATTGAATACGATATCACCTATATTGGTAACTGCACTATATTTTAGCGGGATGCCTAATACACTATCATCACTATTAGTACCAATAGCATATTCAAATAAAGTTGATCCAGCAAAACTAGAACCCTGATAGTAAGATGAATCACCTAAACTAATACCATTAGTATTAAATATATCAAACTTTGGCGGTTGATTTACATATTCTTTAAGTTGCGTTTCTACCCAATTACTACCTGTATAATAATATGAATGACCGGCATATGATAACGTAGTTAAATCACCTGAAACGACAACTTGATCATTATCTTCAACATAACCATCAGGGGCAACAGTTAATACTATCGTAGGTTCTCTAACACCATCAATGCTAATAAAGTTAGCCACATATATCTTGTTTCTAACATCGGGATCAGTGGCACCAGCAAAGATTATTCGTGCTAATGGAAATAGTATAATATCGTTATTATCTTCGACCGGATGATATACTAAGGCGCCGGCACAGATAGGATCAACCCCAGAATAACCAAACGGATCAATAGTAGAAGTATTAATAAAATCTACCGGAAGTTTACCTACAGTTCCTGATTTATATAAATGTAAGTTTGGATAAAATTCAATAATAGGACGTTTAGCGCGGCTAGTAGAATCACTTAGCTCAGTAACAGCCAATTCGCTAGTATTATTATATCTTGCGGTTGCGCGTAATACATCAGAATGGAACCATCTATTACCTCGACTCCAGGCATTTCTATCATTAGAATTACGATTTATGGTTATGTAATCTTTTTCTGGTGGTATATATAATGCTTTGTCAAATGGGGCGGAATCATATTGTACCATATCGTATGGAGTATAGAAACTATTACTAAACGGTTCATATACTTGAATCTCATCGACCGGAACTAAAGCAATGCTAGAACCAACACCTTCTACATAATATTGATGATCTTTGTATGATGCCGGTAGTATATTACCAAAAAAGTATACTTTTAATCCATTAGTAAATTCTACCCCATTTTGACTGGTATAGCTTTTTTTACCAATGATATCATTATCAACTTGTATTAGGTTATAATCTAATTCGTCAATTATTCTGATCATACCAACTCTATCTGCGTTAGCCGAATCTTGATAATATAGAGTATCTAACGAGGCACTAAAATACGGTAACAAGATAATGTTTGATTGTTCATCGCATATGAATTCTCTATGTGAGTATTTTGTACCAAACTTTACTTTTATTTTGTTATTCTGTATGATACTACTATATTCAGTTAGCTTTATAATTGGATCGAGCGGATCCCCTACGTAAGTTATCAAATATAGATGTTTGTTAATTTCAGATTCTATCCCGGCTTCATATGTATTAGGATAAGGAAGATTTTGATCAAATCCAGACAATTCATAAAAATCAGAGTGAATATATACTTTAGTTAACGGGGCAATGCCGTTGAATAATATAGTTTTACCATGCAATGATGTTACACCATCGATCTTTTGTAAAATACGTAGTGGTGCACCGTCAATGGCTTCTGGTCTTAGATCGGTGACTAGGTCAACTGACTGAGAACCAGGAAGATCCATATATGGTTGATCATTCCTTTGCGGTACCGTAAATGTCATACGGCCAGAAGATATACCATTATTTTCTAGCCCATAGATTTCACGTGTAGAGATGTTTGGGAACATCAGATCAGTACCTGCTAAACCAGCAGTACCTTGTATCCAAAATTTAGAATCTTGACTAATATCAAATGTATATACACCACCTCTAACCAAATTTAATATTGGATTTTGTCCATCGATAGCTGAACCGTCTAAAGAAAAATTATATGTATTGGGATTCGTTAATACTTGATAATAGCCCAAAGAATAAATTTGTTCAGTAGATACTTTAACTGGATCTGGTCCATTTGATAGCCAATAGTATTGATTAAAGTTAATTAGTTTATCTAGGTCAATAAAGCTATCCCAAGAATAGAATTGATTAGCGAATAGCCGATCATTTCTATCTATAACTGCACCTTCTAACTTTAATGCATCGATTATACCAGGATAGGTGATAACATCTCTAACAGTGCTAGTATCTTTATTTAAGAATGCAACACTGGGTTCTAATTGATAATCTGTACGAACCTTATTGGGTTCTGTTACGTAGCCGTCGCTAGAATTTATTCCGGGGCCAAACTTACTTCCAATATAACCTTGAATTCGCGTGGTATTTGGCTGCGATACTAACTGATCTAGTGTGGCGGATAAGAATTGCCTATTAGGGTTAGTTTTGAATATTTCCGGTAAAAAATCTAATGTTCTAACTTTTGCTACCATTTAGTGTTCTCATTTAAAGTTAATTTGTTTTTAATTCTGCAGGTGTAAGAGCAGAGATAACCGTGATGTCTGAAGCTTGTGCTGCATTTACAAAAATCTCATAAGGTGCTGAACGAATCTCATATAGATCACCAAATGTTAACGTCGGATCATTGGGAACTAAAACGGCTGAGCTAATGATATCACCAAGAGAACTATGCAAATACGCACTTAGTTCACTGAAATAGAACGTATCACCAAAATCCCAATTATCAATTGAGAAATAACTATCCATTGCTGATAGTACTGATGATCGGATTTCACTATCACTTGCTGTTGTTGTACCTGATCGAATTACTTTAATAGTAGCACGTAAACTAGGTTCAGCCTTTGTGCCAAACAACGGTTTAAATTGTACACTATTTGGTATAACACTATCTGATATCATCTTATAATCATTTATCTTACCGTAAGCCTGACTTAATTCTTGTATAGTAGGGATACTTGGCTCGCTAATTACATTAGATGTATCACGTATATAATTTTGATATGACGTATGATACGCTTGTGTAACAATATACAGATCAATAATATTAGTTGTAGTTGGATCAACGCGTGAGGTGTTAGACGAATTATGTCTATATTGAAAATATAGTCCCTGTCTACCACCCGCAACACTATAACCTTTTACTATAGTTATGTTTACTAAGTTTGGAATAATCGGGTCCATCTTGCTAATATAAAACTTTCTTTCTAAATAAGCAAAGAAGACTTGTCCAACTGGATATTCATACTTAACTAATTCAACTTTAGCTAAAGTTGCGTATGCATATGCAACATCACTATTTGCTACTATTTGAAACCGTGTTAGTTGGTTAAAATCAATAGTCTGTCTAAAGAAAGTATAATGCCCGGTACTTGATCCGCCCAAAACATATCCTGTTACCATATTAAAGAAATCAGGCTCTTTTATAATTGATCCATTATTGATATCAGTATTAGATACCTCAATCGCAAAATCATCAACATATCCGTCACTCTCTACTGTCTGTCCAACTACGTTTAAGCTTACTTGATTTGATAGCGGATAATCACTATCTGGAGCAGCATTAGTTTTTAATATAGTAATATGATCTTGCAATAGTTTACCACTTAGCGGATCATATATGACCTTATCTTTGTTAAACGTAAAACGAGTATCTGCAACACTGCCAAAATAATATTTTAGGGACTTACTAGATATCAAATATCTATTACTCCCTTCACTTTTAAATCTAACAAAGTAGTTTGCATTATTAAATTGTTGAATTGACCAACGCGTTTGGCTCATCAACAATGAATTATTGTATACTAAGCTAAAGCTTTGATTTAGCCGCATACGTGTCACACATTCTTGTAATACTGACATTGGCAATGAATTGTCGAACACCGGTAATACCTTACTAAGGATTGCACCTGAAGGTATACCACTAGATAGTGATACCGGACCTAAACCATTGTTTAATAGCCCTTGTCCATTGTTATAACCATCTCCTACTACATTAAGTACACTAACCCAAAGATAAGTTGGATCCGATGGGCTAGGAATTCCAGAAACTAATCTGTTATTACCATCAAAATAATATCCTGAGGGGGATTCAAACTTTAGTAAAGCACCACTAGTAACATATTTTGTGTTAATCGTACTATAATTACCAGTGGGCATTGGATTCTCTAGCTCATCAGATAGATAGCCAGTAGCACTAAGATTATCATATGATATCTGTTTCCAATATACATGACCCTCTCCTATATCACTAACTACATTATACCTAGTATAAATTCCTGAATAATATTGCAACGAACGATGTCCAGATAGAATAGATTTTAAATTCTTACGTAAGAACGATTCTATCTCGTTATCGCTATTAAAGGTTTCAGTTTGTGACTCGTCAGTATCATAACCATATAATGCACCGTCTTGTCCAAAACTGTTTGTGCTTGAATATTTACCTGTCGGATCAAGCAAATCAAAATTACGTGATGTACCTACACTGGCACGATTTAATGCTTTACTCTTTATAATTGAACTATACAGAGTATATGGAAAATTGTTATAATCTTCACCATTAACCATACGATTCTGTGAGTAGTAACGAGTAGGAGCACGTTGTTTGATCTGTGGTAAAGATTCTCTTAATTGTGCATTGTTTACTGGCAACACTAATGATAGATTGACTGTAAGTGTTTCTGTTCTTCCAACACGGCTAACATAATTTAATGCTATTGAAACCGCAGACATTTCTGCCGGGTCAATCGAATACTGCAATGAGTTGCCGGCGCGAACATATGCCCTAAATGTACCAACTGGGATTTGGCTAAATACTCCATCACCAAAGCTATAACTAACTTGGTCATTAAAACGTGATACTACTGAAAACACTTTTCTACTTCCGGCATTGGCTTGTGTATTGTAATTAGAAAATACACTATCTACTGCTGCCCACTCGGTTAGCGAATTAGTTAAGGTATCAAGTTGATATAACCATGTATCAGTATTATTAACACCTTGGATATTAATATCTACTAGTTGATTTGATATTTGCTGATCAAATGAGAAATCATAGTTCTTTAGTGTACCTTGCTTAAAATATATAAAGAAGCCAGTGTTTGGACTACCGTACCCTAAGTTATCATTTCTATAAAGTATATTGAATAGTCCACGTGGAGCAGGTGGAACCTCATAGATATAATCTTGATTTAAGCTAGTTGCACTAACTAGCTCAAATGTCATTCCTGTGCCATCAACCGTTGTACTAAACGGTAAGACAGGTAATGATTGAGGTGGTATAGAGATAGAATATTCGTCAGTTTTTACACCTAATATTGTACTACTATGACCAGGACGACCAACGTGTTGACTATTAATTAATGCAGCATTAATGATAGCATTAAACTGATCTTGCCAATAGTTATTTGCGGGATCATTCCATATTACTTCTGCATTATTTAGGTTTAACCCGTTAATATCATTCAAATTCTCTGTAGTTTGTATACTTGAAACCTTCAAAAAACCTTGTCCTGCTAAGTTTCTTTTTGGGTTATATCCAACTAAATTAGCTAGTTTAATGACACTATCTCTACGTTCAGCAGTATCTATAAAATTTTCACGGGTATTCAAATCATCTCTAAACGCAAGAGATTGACCCATGAATGCCATAAGGTCTAGTAGAGCGATAAATTCGCTACTTTCAACATAGTCATTAAACGTTTCAGGGTAATATAATCGTAGATAGTCTATAAAACTCTTTCGCAGGGTCTCATAGTCATAACTTTGAAAGTTTGCCTGACTGAATGTCTTATAAATCGCCTTCCAGTCGTTGGTGCCGAATATCGATGATTGTCTAGAACTTGTAGCCATAATATCTCTCTTTTAGATATTTATCATAGTTACAAACCGCGATTTTAGAGTTATTAGGCCATATTAGTAGATTGTGTAGCTATACTCGCAATACTACTACGTTGATCAAATACAATCTGCATTGTAAGGGCATCATTGAATGGTGATACTGCCATTTCAACTTCTATGAGAATACCATTTTCTTGAGGATATGATTTAACCGAATTTAATATCAGTCTGGAGTCTAGTGAAGCTACTCTAGTGATTTCCTCATCAATTTGCTGTTGGATTTCTATTGTATTTGGTTCAAATATAAAGTTCCACAGGCTTGTACCATACCCAGGTTTGCCCGGGCATTGTCCTTGAGGGATATTTAATGCATTAATGAAATCTTGTACTACTAATTTCTCATCAACCAATCTAAACTTTTTACTTAACTGTATTGGGTTAAGAATTGTACCAGACCCACCGGCGGCACCGGACTGTCTAACTGTGGTATTAGTTGGGGTTGTGTTTATTGTATTAAAACCGATATATGTAGCCATAATATTTCCTAAGTAGCACTTCTAATTGTTACCTTACCACCGGTAGTAGTGGTTGTGGTAGTAGTCGTTGAATTGTTATAACTTTCTATTTGTTGTACTGCTGATTTATATTTTGAGGTAAGATCACGTAATCCCGGTGCATCTGGTCCTACTGTTGATGTTAAGTTGTCAATTTGACTACGTATCGTAACCGCAGTAGATTGTGCAATATTAAGGTCTGCGGTAACTGTAGTAGTTACACCGTTAACTGTATTAGTTACAGACGATACTGCGGATTGAACATATTCAGACGCATTTGAAAATATTGGTGGAATTTTTGCATCCCCTAACAACGTTGAAGCTGCCGCTGCTATTTTATCTGTAGTTAGATCAGTACCTACGGCACTTGTCCCTAATTTTAAGAAGTTACCTGATAGTGAATCCGCTGCCGTATTAAATGATGCTAATGCGTCTGGGGGTAATATACTTTTTGCAGCATCTAGAAAATTTTGTCCGCCAAAATTTAGTTTATCAGTTACTGCGGTTATATTAGGGAGATCAATATTAAACTTACTTGCCATAGAGCCGGCAGCATCTGTTAACGTTTTAAAAGCATCACTGCCAGTTAACGATTGTGGTATGCCCGGAATAAGAGAAGGTAACGAGTCTTTTATAGAAGATAATGAGGAGAATAACCCTGAACCCGGATCTAGGTTTACTAAGCTTGATGCATAGTTGCCGGCACCAACTAATTGACTTGCTGAACCTAAAAGAGAGTTAACAGACGGGATATTTAATCCGGCTGTCAAGTTACCAATTATACCAGAGCCGCCCGTTAAATTCCTTGCTAAATCTGCTATAGGATTAACTCCGGCAATTGATGCAGCAAATACCGGGCCACACATTTGTGCAGCAGATTCAAATCCTTTAAGTAATCCGTTATCAGTAAGTCCTTGGGCAGCATCTTTAATCAAATTAGTTTGTGCACCAATCTGTGCTGACAGATCACCGCAATATGAAGAAAGGTCTAATGGCCCGGTAAAAAGAGATGAGGAGAACGCAGCCTTAGGATCTATTCCAGCTGCAACAGCAGCATCAATTAATGAATCTGCGCCCGGTTTAAGTACACCACCTCGAACCAGTTGTGTTGCATTTTGAGCAAAGTCACCTACTGCTGCTTGTAGCTCGCCGGTATACCCTTTAACTACTCCTATGCCTTCTATAATTGCTGCCCCAATTGGGCTATTATCAACAAGTGACTTAGTTTGAGCAATCATAGCAGTAAGAGAACTTGAATCTATTGCTGTTCCGGCAATACCACTAAGTCCTGGCACAGTTGAAAGAAGTGCAGGCGATGCTAAAAGATCAGGTGCAATACTGGATACAGACGCTAATGCGCCTAATCCGTCAGTTATTGAAAATGACCCTTCATCTGTCGCGCTATTAACAGTTAATACTGCACCTTTATTAGCATCTACCCACGGACTATGAGCAGGGGCGCGAGATACAATACTCTTTAACTTTCCGGGAGACGGTAACCATCCTGACGTATTATCGAACTGTGTATCGGGATATGCGTTTTCTTTAATAGAAGCAACTGATTTAGGTTTGATAGGTGAAGTTCCGGTATTAAGTAATAACATTGTACCGGTCACAAACGTTACCGTGCTACTACTCAACGATGCCGGACCCATTGCACTTAAACTAAGTGCGCCGCC